AGAGGTGAATATTTCTAAATCGTAAAAGTACATGTCTTTCACTAAATTATTTGTGTCAGCTGCACTAATATATACGCTTAAAGAACCACTCGTACCAGTTATTGCAATTGAGGATTTGTTCGCAGTCGAACCGCTCGAGTGTAACGATAAAGATGTCGCTGCGCTACCAGGATCTGTACGTAATTGCATACGAGCATTGTATCCTGTAAGATTCTTTATACTACCGGTCGCATCCGTATATTCTACAGTGATTACTTTTGTAGAACCACGATTGATTATAAAATTGTAGTTTTGGCAGCTCAATATATTTCCTCATTATACGTCTTCAATTATCTCGTCTTTAAACCGCTCCACTTTTTTTAGTGCTGCGTATGCGGCCTTATACGCATTTTCATCACCATTTACATCGTAGGGAAATTCGATTCCGAAATGATGTAACGGCCTTGCATTATTCATACGTGCTTCCTCATCAGGAAACACAAATATACTCGCCACGTTTTCGTGACGTTTATCGTATTTCAATATAAGTGAACCGTCGGCTTGTTCTTCGTATCTTTCTGTGAATTCACTTCCCAATACTATTTTTTTAACCTGTAAATACGCACCAGGATAAAAATCACCATTCACTTCATAATTCATTTTCAATGCCATAGAAACCTTTTTATATAAATATCAGTTTTGATTTGTTTACTTAGGTATATAGACAAAAAAATAGGCACCTTGTGAGTGCCTATTTATATTAATCTACCTTGACAGGCTTAGATAGTATTCAAACCTTCAACAAAGATCTTACCGTAGAATTCAGGACGCAGCATTTCTTTTGCGTATCTTGTCATCACGGCTTTTCTTGGTGTAAAGTTATCAGGATCGTGTACAAGCGGTGTCATAATCAATGGAATGTATGGAGCGTATACGGCACCTGTTTCCAAATATTGTGTTCCTCTGTATCCCATCAAAATTACATTTTCTTTCATGTAAGGTGATTTGTATACAGTGAAACGATTATTGATTGTACCGATCTTGTGAGATCCCATACTAAACTGATTTCTGCTTCCGTCTGTGTCGGCTGCATAACCAGGAATCGATTCGAGTACAGTTGCTACAGTTGGTGAGGTAACCAAGAAGTTTGCACCACCTCTAAACGTTAATCTATCGATTTCGTTAGATACTGCTTGGATCTTAGTTCCCAATGTTTGGAACCATGTACCTTGATTGTATGCAGCAGCGTTTGCAGCTGTTTGACTGAATGCGTTTGTATCAGGATTATATTCGTATCCTAAACGTGCTGACCAATATTTAGTCGTTTGAGCGTTCAATCTCAACATGTCTAAGATTTCCAAATCGATTTCTCTCGCAACATATTCACCAAGGATACCGGTTAATTCTGCTTCTGCATCGATGTTCTGGTATGCGTTGATGTCCTGTGCGAATTCAGGTGTCCACATTGCCTTCAGTTTACGTGTCTTTGCAGTTAACGCTTGGCTATGGAACTCAAGGTTCAATTCAGGAATATCTAATGGATCTTGACCAGTTTTGTTCTCTTCAAAATCACCTCTTGTAACATCAGTAGGTTGCTTCTGATAGTAAACTGCCAAGTTAGCGATCTGTGTTGCTGAACCAGAAATTACAAATGTAATTTGAGTTTTTGCAGCATTGATCGAAGTGAACTGATTGAACTGCGTGTCGATTCCTGTACCACTAACCGTAAATGCACGTACACCTTCCAAATCAGGATTTGTCAAAGAACTAACTGCGATAGTCAATTTTTTGATTTTTGCAGAGTCAACAACTGAACTTGAGAATTCGCTATCGAAGTTTACATCTGATGACAGATTACAACTTGAGAATACGCCTTTAGTTGCAGTTGGCGTACCAGATGAACTTGCGATAAGTCCAGTCTTACTGTAATCGTTGATTGAATATGCGAATCGTCCTGCACCATAAAGACCACCGGTTGCAACTGCTTCACCCTTAGATGCATCAGTTACACCCCAAATCGAGTCTTCTTGTGAATCTTTACCAGAACCACTTGCGAAACCTGGTTGTCCAGTACCATACTTGAATTCCAACCAGAACACGAGTCCTGAAGGTAAATTCATCGGCTGTACCGAAACAAAGTCCTTTGCAGTGATTTCACCGAAAATTCTTCTAATCAACGGTAACGCAACACCAGCCCATTCTTCTGAACCGGCAGCTGTTCCTGTTCTGTTTGCTTCAACTACCAATTGCTTCGCTTGGTTTTCTAAGAGTTGAGCAACATTTCCTTTGTCAAGATCTGACAAGTTTTCTAATAGCCCTGTTTTTTCCCACTTTGAGGTCAGTGCTACTACATCTTTACGCCTTTGAACGTGTGCGTTCTTTGGCAATAAATTATCAATATTCATGCTTTTCCTTTAGTTTTTAAATTTACTTAATACCTGCTAATTCTTTCCATCTTGAAGCGAACGCATACTGATTATTCGGTGTGTTCTTAATAGAACGCATAGGCTTCGATGCAGATTCTACAATTTGGTTTTTCGTATTTGTTTTAGCCTGTCTGTCCAAACTTTCACAAATCGTAGCATATACCAATTTAACTTCTCTGATCGTTTGTGCCCTGTCGAATGCCTCAAGTATTTTCACTTGCTTCTGTGCAGATAGTTTATTAGCACTTGTAATCTTAGTCAAAAACAACAATTTAGAATTCAAAAGATTTACTTCGTTAATTGCGTTTTTCTGTGTTGTAATTGCACGGTAAGCCTCTTTAAGTTGGGCTTTCGCTTCAGATAACTCTCTGCGTAAACGACGGTTTTCAGACTGCATTTCTTTTTCTGTTTCCATATCGTCTTCTTCGTACTTCATATCATCTTCCGCGTCACCTTCGAGTTCCGCAAGAATCTCATCGAGTCCACTCATTAAGTCGTCTTCATCATCTGGTTCTTCTTCGTCATCTTCCGGTTCTTCCATGTCCATACTATCGCCGCCTTCTTCACCTTCAAGTTCTGCAAGAATTTCCGCAAGGTCCATTTCGTCATCTGCTGGTTCTTCTTCGTCATCCATTGCAGGCACCATGTCGTCTTCTTCTGCGAGTCCGTCATAATCAGGATTCGCGTCGTCATACGTTTCATCTGAATACTCTTCGCCCATTGTGTCTTCAGTATCGGTTGGCATTACGTCTTCTTCGTCATCCATGCCTTCTTCTTCTGAAAGTTTCTGAGTGATTAATTGTCTTACCGTCGGTTCGAATGCTTCTTTCAGTCGACCGATTGCCGTTTGAACTGCGGTTTCTCTAACTGCTTTTGCATCAGCGATAGCCTCGTTCAAAAGATTTGAATCTAATTTCATACAAAATTTCCTTGATTTTTGTAATTTAAGATTATTTAGAATCTTAATAGGTGTGTTCTATAATAGAGGGACCGAATATTAGTATTCGATATAATACTATATATATTTTGCAAAATAGAAATAACTCGATTTTAGCGATCGTGTTTTATAAATTTGTTTCTGTGTTTTGCTTTGTCAAGTAACTCTTTTCTGAGTATTGAAGGTTTAACGTATTCACGTTTATCGAATAGTGTTTTGACCTTTCCTGAGTTTTTCAGTTCCTGCTTCCAAACACGAATCGCTAAACCTAAATCGCCATCAACAACTCTTGCACCAATACCACCAGGCAGTAGTGATAAAAACCGTTTTTCTTTTTTGTTCATTGTAGAATTTTTAATAAGTAGTATTTTAGATTTTAACGAGTACTCATATTTTTCAAAATATTCCCAAATTTCTTTTCGAAATTTTTCGCAGTCGCATTCCATCTGTTTTTAAATTCATCAATTGGAATTTCACCGTACATCTCATCGATCAACATTTCAGTTTCCATTAAAAAATCATCGACGGTATCTTGTACTATTTGTGTGGCAATTTGACGACCATACTCGTTAAGTTTCGGATTAGATGATTGTGGTATACCAGATTTCATTTTAGTCTCGTCTAAATACTGTCGAGTCATCAGTTCGACAACCTTTGAAATTTTTTCACGAATTACCGATGTTTGATTCGATCTATTTTTCATATCACCATTTCCGTTTTTTCTTCGCTTCTGGTATTGCAGTGTATGCTGAAGGATTTTGTTTTTCGATTTCGTATTCTAAATATTCTGCAGCTGCACTTACATTATGTTTAGCATCTGTTATTTTAGTTTGCCACCAGTGAGGAAAATCGACCGGTGACTGTAAATTCTTTACGAGTTTGCATAATTCGGCTGCGTCTTTTGCTATTGAATATAAATCCGATTTTATCATTTCGAGTTCATCTTCATCATGACTTAAATCTAACGCTTCCTTTTTAACCGGCAAACCTTTATGTTTTGTTTTAGCGAATTTTTCTAATTCCTTTTCTGACATTTTGTACATTTCTTTAGATGCACCTTTTAATGAAGATACTGGAATGTCGCCTCTTTTTGCTGCCAATGCTGCACCGGCTGCTTGTTGTTGGTCTTGTGATACCGATTTTTCGTTTATAACTTCGCTAACTGCTTGTCGTATATATGTTCGGATTTTATTTTGCACTGTTATACCTCGTAGTATTTTCCTAATACAGTACCGATATCGTCATACGCAGATTCGAATCTTTGTTGACTCTGACGAAGTTCACCTGCTGTTTTCTGTAATATTTTATAGGCTTCTTTTAACTGTTTCATGTGTCGTTGTACAGTTACACCATCGAACCAATTTTCGGTTTCTTGCAGTGTCATGTTTTCAGCAGTATCTACCAGCCAACCGATCTCTTCAACCTTTTGACGAATTTCTTCTGATTTCACAAACGACTCTTTATAGTTACCGTATTGTCTACATGCTTCTAAAAATGCACGCTTTTCTGATTTCGTGTATCGCAGATTATCGCCAGTTGCATTTTCTTTAAGGAATTTTTTTAAAGTATTCGATTTCATATATACCTATTTTATTTTAAACAACATACACCAGAAAGTTCGCATATAATATCGCGTATGAGAACATTAGCGATATCGTAACTTTCAGTATTCGGATTTGCTGATTCGTTTACACGTTGCATGAACGCGCCTTGAGTTGAAGGATTTGAAACGAAATCCCATCCGACAAGTGTAAAATCTGGTTGCACCTCTACGGTAGTTTCATCTAATTGACGCACACTTCCCATACCTCTTGAACTAATACCCAACGTAACACCGGCTTTGAATAGTTCTTTAAGTATATTACCGGACGGTGTATTCAGAATCTGAACTTTACCGTATACGTCATCGCCTTTCCATTCCACATTCAGAATATTATGGGATACATTGCGTAAATTCACTACACTCGATTCAGGATGATCTAATTCCCCCAACGCCCTCTTCTGTGCAATTTCTACTTTACGGTATCGTTCGATTTCACGTTCGAGTATCGGTTTCGGATATATTCTCCCATTTTGGTTTTTTACACCAGCACGTTGCAATACACCTTCGACAATAAAAGAATTGTCGCCGTACTTCGATTCGGTTATCGAGTCACGTGTATAAATGAAATTGCCGTATTCTACCAATAAGTTTTTCATATCGTTTTCTTATTTAGTTTTACCTTCTTCAACTGAAGCCTTTCTGTATAGAGGTAATAACTTTTTCAATTCGTTTGCGAATTTTCTTGCTTCACTTTGCGATTTTTTTGTTTGACCATTATGCGATTCTTCAAAAGATTCCCACAATTTACTAATTGATTCAAATAATTCATTCTTTGTCATTTTCCAATCTCCCTTATTTTATTTTCTAATCGTAACAATCTTTCAGATATTTTATTGAAACGTTGGAAAGTTTGTTTTAAAAATATTTGTTGATCTGCACCGATTTCAGTTTTTAATTTCGATAACCGATTTACAGTGCTTTCGATCTCGTATAACTGTTTCGAAACTTCTTTGATACCAGTGTTTATTTTTTGTTTAAATGTCGAACTCGGATCGTTTTTAAAATCTTTATATGAGATCTCATCTAATTTTTTTATCGTATCGCTCATACGAGACAGTAATTGTTCAACAATTGCAGGTTCGTAGTATTTAGGTATCATATTCTTTTTCTTTTTCTTTTTAGAAGTAAATGCATATGGTGTTTGATATTCACCGCCCGCACTTGCTGTTGTGTTCATCTCGTCGACTTCATCGTATTCATCTACAGTATCTAACGGTTCGGTACCTTCTTCTTTTCTCCACCCACCACCAGCATCTTTATATTCACCTGCTGCCCACGCGTTTGCATATGCAGACGGATACACATCGAATTTTTTTTTAGCTCGTGATTTATAATACGACCATTTTTGTTTATCGGTCGGCACATTTTTCTCTGTTAACATTATGCCCCAGTTTTAACATACACGGGTTTTTGCCCTTTTTTCTGCTCTCCACCTTTCTTCGCATCTCCACCTTTTTTCTGAGCAGCTCTTTTTCTATTTACAAATGATGCGATTCCTTTTTTTCCTAATTTTGACGCTTTCTCTTTCGATAAACATGCTGAATACGCATCCCCCTCTTTTGCATCACCGCACTTTCCAACCTTTTCACCTTTTGAATTGTATCGGTCCCATCCACCACCAGTTGAAGATCCTGACCCGCCTTTGCCAAACCACTTTCTAAGGTCTTCTTTATAAATGTCAGTTAACTTTAGACTCATTACGTGATTCCAAGTGATGAATAAGTTCGTAATATTTAATCATTGATGAAATATGTTCGTCTTTAACACGTTTAGCATTTACAATCTCATTCGCTAAATTTGTCACTTCGTTCAATTTTATTTTTAATGCTGTATCCTCAACCTTGCGTATCAGAGAATACAATGATTTTTGTATACCGATAGCTTCGGTATATATAAATTCTTTAAATGGTTGGAGACTTGTATTTTCAGTTATAAAACGATTTATCAATGTTTTTTGTTTCGGATTCAAGTTCTTGTATTTGTTATTGAACTTTTCGATAACCATTTTGAACGCAAGTTGTTTGATTTCCGAACTCTGCTTATCGTATATAGACTGTGGTGATTCTGTTAATTTAGTTTTATTCGCACCTGTCAAATGTTCTAAAATCGTATCATACGAATTCACATGCCCTGTTGGATTATCTGCAGAGTCATATTCAAATAATTTATATACAGATGCTTTCAATTTATAATCGTGTACACGCGCTTCGAAGAACTTTGCAAGATCGTACTTAGATTTTATCTCAGATATCAGACTGTATTTTTCCTTATTAAGTTTTTTCTCGTCGATACTCTTTCGCTGTTTCAGTACAATCTCTACGAGTTTAAATGCAGTTGACTCTTTTTTGTTTCGTGTGTCGATTAAGGCTTGATAACATGCCAGTTCTTTATTTAACTCGGTACCTTCTTTAAAGAATTTTCTAACAATTGTCAAACTCTGATTTTTATTATTAGTCAATACGTCAGATGCGACCTGTTTAGACAGCAACTCAAAGATGATACCGGTATTTTTGTATTTTACATGTTTAAATTTCTTCATGCTATGCTACACCTATGATTTAATAATAAATATTAAGCAATTCCCTTAAACTAATTCATCTAACAATGAATTTTCATCAAGCATCTTAATATTATCGATATCTGAATCGTTTTTTTTCGTTTCATTGAGTGCAACAACTTTTTTACCGAACGATTTCGCTATAAGTTCCAAATCTTTACCAGCATTTAAAAACCCGTTTGCGAATTCCTTTCTGCCTGACGGGTCTCTACCATATAACGGATCTTTATCACGTTCAAACGATCCGTGCTTTAAAGGTCTACCAGTGTTTTCTTCACGTTTGTCTTTCTTATAGAGTTTTGTAATTCGGTCACCTGCTTCAGATTCCTCTGCATGTTTAATACCCATACTCGATGCGATTTGCATAGATACGATATCGTGAGGTGTACCAAATGATCTTCCAGTTTTCGCCGGGTCATTACCTTCAGATTTAATCTGCTCTTCTCTGAATTCACGTTTAAGGTCTTCGATCATCAGTTCTTGCTGCTCTTCCCATTCCTCATGTGTCATATTGAATAGATTCTCGTAAACCCATTTACGGCTGAATAATTTGTTTTCTTTTATGTTCTGAATCAGATTCAGTTTCTCATTTAACAGATCGACTTTCTGACGTTCATACAACAAAGATGGTGTCGACAATTCCAAAGAGAAATCTACAAGATCTTCATCACGGAAACCTTGCATGTATAAATGTATGTGACCAATTTTCTGCAATTCAGATACTACAATTTTTTGAATTCTTTCTATGAATCTTGCAAATTTTATATCTTCGGCCGCAAGTGTTCCTTTACCGTCGACACCTTCATCATAACCTAAATACGCTTTCGGTATTTTCAAATACGCCATTTGTTTTTTCTGCAAATATTCGATATCCTCTAAACTACCTTCATTTGTCAAACCAGGTAACGATTCGATTCCAGTACCACTATCAGCACCTCTTGTCGGTAAATAGAAATCCTCAAGCATATTCATGAGGTTGAAGCGTAAATTGTAGTCGCCAGTTTGAGGATCGATGTATGGTACCTTTTTCATTGTATTCGCAACGTCTTCCATGTATCCGTCGATTGCTTCAGGTGGTAAATTTCCGACATCGATTTTAAATATACGTCTCTCAGGTGCTCTCATAATACGATGTATCAACATCGCATCTTCCATCATGGTCAATTGTTTCCAAACTTTTCTTGCGCCTTCTAATAACGATTTACCATACGGTAAAAAGTTTGTATCGGTCAGTACACGAAAATGTGCGATCTCATGATAATCGAAAACGCTTCTTGCTTTCTGATAATTAAACATCGTCTCACCCTCATAAATATATTGTGTGAGATTTTGATTATCACCTGCATAGTCATCACGTTTAATCAGTGATGGGTGAATCGGCACTGCATCCACAATACCTACTGAAGGTACTGTATTCAAGTATAAGAATAAATCGCCATATTTACATAGCGATCTTGTCCAATGCCACAGATTAAAATCGACATTTAAAATATCGTAATATAGGTTATTAAGTATTTTTTTCTTTTCTGCATCATCGCACCGTATTGTCAATAGGTTACCATGTGCGTCTTTTACAGTAGCCTCATCTGCATATATGTCTAATGCAGATGCTAAGATCGGATCCGATTCCATACTTTCATAATCAAGATACATAGCCATTCTTGCCGCATCGACCTGTTCGGTCTGTGAAGAATAACCGGTACCGTATTGGCTATCACCAAATCTTGACGATTTTATACCACCGTATTTCGGCGTTATATTATTACCGATCGACTGTAATTTATCATAATCGATTACACGGAGTCGATCACCCGGTGTTTTTTTTATGATTATTTTTTGACTAAATAGTCGCTGTATTACTTTTCCTATTGCTGACATATTTCAATTTTTTTATAGTAACCACCGTGTCGATATAGTATTACCTTTTCCGTCATCCATTGTCCATTTTGAATTATCCCCATTCGCATTCGGTGTATACACTCGTTTGTGCATATGTTGTAATGTTTTTCTGGTCATATCTAAACCAATCTCACGTAGTTTCAGTGCAGTATCACGAACAAATAACGCAATACCTGTCGATAATACTGCATCGTCTTTACGGCCTGGTCTTGCCTGTGCTTTACCGTTTAGCCATACAAAAACAAGCAATTGTGATATTAGCCTCTTCGACCTTACTATAATTAGTTTTTCATTGAAATATCGCTCGATTTTTGATACGATCATTGGACGATTTGCGGTAGTTGTTGTGAAACCAGGAACCATATCCTTTTTCGATTTCAAATCGTATCCTTTCGAAATATGTTTTATCGGATCGACATATACATCCTGTCTGTAACTATAAAAAATATTCGAATAATTCATGTCGATCGCTTCTTGTACAGTATCATAACCGATATTTTTATTTTCAATTACAAGCATTGCCGTGTTGTATTCGGTTGCGATCGATACCGCCATTCTACCTAAATCTCGTGGCGATACTTTTCCAATATACTCGGCAACTTGTTCCATCGATTCGACATCAAAAACTTCAATTGCAGAATCGTCGGCACCATCGCCACGAGCAACGTCTACCGATACAACATAAGATCGTGTATAATCAGGATATTTCCATATCCAATAATCGCCATCGATCCCTCTGCGTTCTAATGGATCGGTAACCATGTTTTCGTTGTACCATTTTAAAACATCACCTTCAATAACCGAATGACCTGATGTCAAAAAGTCGCAGTCACATTCCTGTGCCGCCATTCTTTCACCTAAATGGAGAGTCTGTTGGTCACGCCATTTTTGATCTCGTTCAGGATGTAGATCCCAATTAAGTTTTATCGGATTAAACGGATCTAAACCGTCTGGTGCTTTTTGTATTTCTGCATCGACCCATAATTGGTGAAATAAGTTGTCTACACCATTTGGAGTCGATAATAATATTGCATCTCCACCTGTAGCTAATGTCATCTGTGCCGATGCCCAAATACGATCGATGTTGTCAACAAATGCAGCCTCATCTATAATCAATAGTGAAAGTGCTTCGGAACGTCCTGCTGTTGGTGAGGATGATACAGCTTTAATTGTTGAACCGTTTGCGAATGATAATTGTAGTTTATTATCATCTACTACACGCGTTTTCATCCATGACGGCAAGTTCGTATTCATTACCTTTACTTTATGTACAAGGTTCTTTGCAACATCTTGTGTTGTTGCGATTACGAGTACTTTGTAGTTTTCACGGAAAAGCATATTCATTAAAGCATATGCAGCAACCAGTGTTGAAATTCCCATTTGACGGGACTTCAATATTATATTGAATTTATGCGATATTATTTCTTCAAGGGCCCGTGTTTGAAACGGGAATAGTTGAAACGGAATTTTGCCCTGAATAGGGTGTTCGATCTTGCAGTATTTTTTTATCGCATAATTATAATCGACACTACATCGTGCAAGTTCTTGGGTTACAATATCACGTATGTTCGGTTGTTTTTCTGACATAGTGTTATCGAATTGTTGCTACAATATACGCTCCTGAAAAGATTGTAAAACCGCCTATTAGTGTACCGGCAATAAAACTGAATTGTTTAGTTTCGTACCATTTCTCTTTAGGTTTCGTAGGAAAATCTACAAATCGATTCACGGCATTTTTATAGATGTCGATTTCTTTATTTCGATAATCGATTATTGTTTCGTTATATGAATTTAGACGAGTCAGTGCATCGACCTGTTTTAACAGATTCGCATTTTGACTATCCTTGACTTGTAAATCGCTTTCTAAATTTTTTATACGTACCGATGCATTAATCAAGAGATCTTTGTGTACAGTGATCGAGTCTGCTTTTTGTGCGAATACGCAAATAGATATTAAAACGAAAAAAGTTGTCAGTATCTGTTTCATATTATTTACTGTTTAAAATATTCAATGCGTCTTCGACTGTTAGATCGACCGGTTTACCTTTTTTAGAATTGCGTTCGATTCGATCAAGTTCTTTTTTCAATTCAGAAATCTCTTCGAGTGTCAACTGCTTATCTCGTTCAACCTGTTCACTTTCAACTGCAAGTTTTTCTGCTTCGGTGATTTTCGAATAGACTTCGGTTACGATTTCAGTTTTATACTGATACGCATTATATAGAATATATGCAAGTGCGCCGTTTGACATCAGCGACAGTATCATTACGATATAGATTAGTATATTACTCTGAGACTTTTGTTGTGTTTCCATTATATTCTTGTATTTTTTGTAACGCGATTTTTTTAAATTCATGGTATTCTTCACGCATTTTTTCTGCGTGTGTTCGGTCCCCATTCCAAACTTCGATTCGCCCGTCGCTATTCACAAAGTGAGATTCGCCGGCAATTTGTTCGTAAGTTATGTCGATCTCTTTATCGGCCTGTTTGAAAAACGCTTCGGCGTTACGCATCATCTGCTCACGCTCGTACTCTTTAAATTTACCTTCTTGTTTCATTTTGGTTTCGATACGAAATTGGCAGTCTGCACATCTACCGAATTTTGCACGGAATCGCTTATCTAATTTCGTGTACACCTTTGTACGACAATTAGGTAAACAGTTCGGATACGAATTCAAGTATTCACGTATCTCCTCTACGGCTTCTTTATGCACACCACTGCGTACACGATATCCGTTCTTCTGTTCCCATACTGCAATAACATCACCATTCGAATCTTTCTCTTCCCAAGTCTCTCCAACTTCACGGCGTTTCGATTTCTCACTCGCTACATCAGCATCGGTGAAACCAATTTTTGTACGTGTTTGAGTTCGATGTTTACCTTCAAGCATCTCACGAACTGCTTTAACATTTTGTAACCTTGCCATATTCGATATATTATATTAGTCGTTTTTTGATGCGTCTTTTAATCCTTGGACCATTGCATTTATTTTACCTTTCGGTACACCTACTAAATCAGCAAACTTCACAATTGCTTCTGCCTGGTCACCGGTATTATTGAATTTCAATAGATTTTTCAATGAAGAGTTTTCAAGTTTTTCAAAAAATCTCTTGACTCTGATTTTTTTAAATTCCTTAGAAGTCTCAGTTTTTTCTTCATTAATCAATTCTGCAAGAGTTTGCTGCACCATTTTTTGTACAGCTAATCTTATCTGTTTTTCATGCAATGGGTGTTTCGGATTTCTTATGTTCATTTCATTCCTTATAATTTACTAATAAATATCTTTTTCGATTCGATTAACGTGTAAATGTAAACACGCCCATTATTTGATTTAACGGTGCAAACGCACCGGTCAGTTTATATGTACTACCTTTATAATTAAATACAATGCCCTCATTAGGTACAATCTTTTCAAAACCACCTAATGATTCGAGTCGCTTCAATTCCAATTCGAGTTTAATTAAATTTTTAGCATCACCAGTTGCACGTATTGAAGATATCGCGTTTTTAAGTTTGTCGACAATATCACGTTTCGCCTCTTCAGGATTTACAACAAGTACCGATGACATGAAGGAAAGTACATCGGCGCCAACGCCTAAAAATATTTCTTCGAATTTCATAAGATTTGTTTTTGAAATTTTCTGGTAGTCGAGTTTATCTGTTTTTTCGGCCCATTGACGGATGTCAGGATCGGTGATCTGATTTAATCGGAACGACTTATCGAAAAACGCCCATCGTTTAACTAAACCGTCACGTATATCTGGTGACAAATCTTTCGGAGCGTTTTTATTGATCCATTGTTCCCACCATGCTTGATGATAGTCTTCAACACCATTCGCATCGTTTAATCCGAATTCTTTTTGCAGTTTCGATATCTTAGTAATATAATCAGGTTGTTTCGCCATTAGATCTTGACTCTTCGGTAAAGTTTGTACAGGAGGTCCTTGTAATTTAAAACGACTTTGAATATTGGCATTTACCTTTTCGATCATATCGGCAAGTTTAAAACCTGCTTGAGGATCTTCGCTTATCGGATTCCCTCGTTCATCGTATTCCATTGTACCGTGGAATACTAAAAGCGATTGCCCATATGGAATGACATTTGTATTTTCAGGATATATCACTTCGCAATTCATGAACGCTTTACCCTCTTTGAATATCGATTCGCGTTCCGCATTAGATAATTGTATTATTGCAGATTTTAAATCCTTTATTGCAAATGTAAACGCATCCGATAATGCACCACGTCCTGCAAATTTATCGATGAGATCTTGCTCAGTCATTGCCATTTCACCTGCGTTTACTAAGTGACCTTTATTTCTTGCAGAAATCAATGCACCATTTTTCCAACTTATCGCAAGTGCCTGACCATCTGTTTTCTCACGGGCTAATTCGAGTTCGCCAGTTAATGCTGACTTTACAATTTGTTTGAGATCGCCAAATGTTAAATTCATGTCGATATCGAATGGGTGTGCCATATGACCATATGCACCACCTTCAAGTATTATATTTTCGGTTAAGGCTTCTGTACGCAATTTTTTTATTTTAGACATTATAGAATCTAATTCGGCTTTAGCTTTTATTTGTTTTGGTGAATTCGGAAACATTTTCATCAGTGCCGAAAACAAACGATTTCTCTCCGATTCTAATTTACGGAGTTCGTTCTTTGTATCCTCTACCGATTCTTTGTTTATTTCAATCGCTTGCAGTTGTTTTATTGCCGCTTTTTTAGTATCATGGGTACCTAATCGTTTACCACCCTTTTTAGGATACACTACCCAGTCGTCACCGACTTTTTTTACTGTTTCAATATTTAACACAGGATCCGGTGACTTAAATGCCGGCTTTCGCATAATTGTTTTTGCGATTAATCGATTCGCCTGTGTTTTAAACGGTATATTGATATTTGTTCTTTTATCCGTAATTACAAATTCCAAATATTTTTTAGTGAATTCATCGAACGCTGCTCTATTTCTAATGAGACGTTTAAAGAACCCGATCATTTCCGCATACGAAATTTCTTTGCCGTTTCTTGGATCGTTCAATCGTTGAAAAAAATGATCGATTTCTCTACCAAATTCGAAATCGTATGGAGCTAAATTCGTATCGGCGAATTTTTCCACAGAATCTAAATCGGCCTTAGCCATTTCATTCATCACATTGAGTTTCGATCGTATCAAATCGTATATGCGCTTGTCGAAATTCGGATACGCTTTTTCGAAATTCAATTTAGCGTTGTTTTCATCAGATATACTAAGCCAATCTCTTACATCAGTACCACTTATCGCATTCGGTAGTGATGGAGCAACATACACGTAGCCCTGTTGTTTAAACGGCAATAAATCAGTGTTACCAGTGTACGGCAAAAAATATTTACCGCCTAAACGGCCGGAGTCTTTTTCACCGACAACCGTTATCAATATATCCGAGTCTTCATCATAATCGTTCAGAATTTCAATAGGCCGGTACGGATTTTTTACCTGTACCACTTGCGTCTTCGGTATACCGAACATCGATGTTATTATGGTTTTTTTATCTTTGAAATCGAATGGCGATTTCGGTAATTCTACTTTATCTGAGGTTCCGATATAAACATTCGCCTTTCCGAATTTCTTGACAAGATGCATATAGGTCGCATAATGCCCTTTGTGAAAAGGTTGAAATCTACCTACATATGTTACGATGATATTACCCATTATTCTTCTTTATTACGTGTTATTAATAATTATTAGGTCTTTTTAGTATACAGTTGAAAAGACCAATCTGACGCACCGTTAACTACACCGGTATCTAATCGTAATAGATCTCCTTTACTAAGAGTAGTTTGACCTGCTCGGGAACCTGTGACTGCATAATAAAGGAAGCCGGCATCCGGTAATGATACTGTAACTATCGTACCTGAAAATGTAGCACCACCGTTTGTTGATTTCAAGGCTTTCATTACAAATGGGCCGCCACTCGGTAAATTTTTTGCTGATAGTGATGCTGAATAGATTGTTACATTTTCAACTACATATTTCCATTCTGCTACATCGGCCGCTTCGGTTGAAGGTGTTCCAGTACCTGACCAATCGAATACAAGTGGAAAGTTTGTTGAACCGATAATACCTTGCGTTCCTTGTGTACCCTGAGTACCTTGCGTACCTTGGGTTCCAATAGTTCCTTGTGTACCGGTTGTACCTTGTCGACCTTGAGTGCCTTGGGTTCCTTGTGTACCAATATCGCCAGTGTCACCTTTAGTTCCTTGAGAGCCTGTTGTTCCTTGTACGCCTTGAGTACCAATATCGCCAGTGTCACCTTTAGTTCCTTGACGACCTTGAGTGCCTTGTGTTCCTTGTGTACCAAGAGTTCCTTGAGACCCGGTATCACCTTTAGTTCCTTGTGAACCCGTTGTACCTTGTGTTCCTTGAGATCCTACGGTTCCTTGTGAACCAATTGTTCCTTGTGAACCGGTATCCCCAGTTGTACCTGAAGCACCTTGAGTTCCAATAGTTCCTTGTGTACCGGTTGTACCTTGTCGTCCTTGTGTACCCTGAGTGCCTTGTGTACCAATATCGCCAGTGTCACCTTTAGTTCCTTGGGAACCGATAGTTCCTTGTGTTCCTTGAGATCCTACGGTACCCTGACTTCCAATAGTTCCTTGTGTACCGGTAGTACCCATTGCACCAGTTTCACCTACTGTACCTTGTGTTCCAGTAGTACCTTGCCGACCTTGTGTACCCTGAGTGCCTTGAGACCCGGTATCACCTTTAGTTCCTTGTGAACCAATTGTTCCTTGATGGCCTTGTGTACCTTGTGTACCTTGTGTACCTATAACGCCTTGACTACCAATCGTTCCTTGTGTACCGGTTGTGCCTGCGGCTCCAGTTTCGCCTACTGTACCTTGAGTTCCAGTTGCACCTTGTCGACCTTGTACACCTTGTGTACCGATTGTACCTTGAGTTCCAGTAGTGCCTTGTGAACCAATTGTACCTTGATGACCTTGTGTACCTTGTGTACCCTGACTGCCTGTTGTACCATTTGTACCAGAGGCGCCTTGAGAACCTACAGTGCCTTGTGTACCTATAGTGCCTTGATGACCTTGTGTACCTTGTGTACCTTGGGTACCAATTGTGCCTTGTGTACCGGTTGTTCCATTTGTACCAGAGGTGCCTTGAGAACCTACGGTGCCTTGTGTACCGGTTGTGCCTTGATGACCCTGAGTACCTTGTGTACCTTGTGTACCAATTGTACCTTGTGTACCGGTTGTTCCATTTGTACCAGAAGTGCCTTGTGAACCAATTGTGCCTTGAGTTCCAGTAGTACCATTTGTACCAGAAGTGCCTTGTGAACCAATTGTACCTTGTGTACCGATTGTACCTTGTCGACCTTGTACACCTTGTGTACCGGTTGTACCTTGAGTACCGGTTGTGCCTTGAGTTCCAGTAGTGCCTTGTCGACCTTGTACACCTTGTGTACCAATTATGCCTTGTGAACCAATTGTGCCTTGTGTACCGATTGTACCTTGTCGACCTTGTACACCTTGTGTACCGGTTGTACCTTGTGTACCGGTTGTACCTTGTGAACCAATTGTGCCTTGTGTTCCAGTAGTGCCTTGTGAACCAATTGTGCCTTGAGGGCCTTGTACACCTTGTATGTTTACTGACCCTGTGAATATTTCAAAATCTTGTTTTAAATTATTATAACTCCCTGATAATATTAGAAATCGTGTTTTTGTATCTGAACTACTTCCTGAGATTGATTGTATTACATCATTTTCTGATAGAAGATCTCTACGTATACCAAATCCTTGAAAATATACACCATATAATTGAGTGAATATTCTTGATTTTATACCGTTCTCTGTATAATAGTCGATATTCAAAACAAGTTCGGTATTTGTTTCAAATGACGATAACGGTAATATCAGTCGTGCCTGATTAGGTGAATATCCTCTTTCATTACGAGGTTGAACTGTTATATTTTTTATATTGACAATATCGCAATCTCTAAATGCGAATACAGGACGTATAGCACGGGTCGACCCTACTCTAAAATAGAATTCGAACTTTTTCGATTCTGGTGTACTGATTTCTGATACTGATGCTAAATACGATCCTAATAGAGGCGCCTTTATCGGTTCTCTAACATTTTTGAGATTCAGTATATTTGTAACAACATCTGAACCTGATATAAAAATATCGATTTGTGGGGTATTCGAATTCAGAGATTCTGCGCCGTTTGTTGTCACGGTCAATTTGAATTCAGTATTTTCAACTGCATTAATCGATAGGTAAGGTCGCACATAATAATCATAATCGGTAACTATAGAACTTGTATATGATGCAGACAACGCAGTACCCTGATTATTAAATATCACAGAGTTTACAGGCGTTATTTTTTTAGAGCCGTTTACATATTGCCAGTATTGCGTGAATTCAGCTGCTGTTTTAAACTTACCGACCGATTTTTCAACAAACTCGATTTTAGTTCGGTCGATTTGCTCTGATACTAAGAAATCCTGCGTTTTTATTTTATATTCACCAATGTCACGGAATTCGCCGAATGACCCGAACGGTTTATAACTTATACGAACTTTGTCCGCATCACCTGCAATAGGTTGTAAATTGAAAAAATCTAATTGTACAAAAGATTCACTTGCAACTTGCGACAACTGTGCGTCTTCTGTTGAATAATAACTTGCAGTCACATTTTGTATATCGAAAAACTTTTTTACAGAGTTCGTTTGACCGTCTCTTACATAATCGAATCGGAATGGAGGATATACTTTTGCAGTTTTCGCATCCATCACTTCGAGTACGCTGCAACTATATGCCGGTACAGTACCACCTAATGAAACTATGGTCTGTTTGTCTAAACCTAATTGATTTGTCAAACCTTTTACGACAAGAGTACCTCCGACATATTGTTCATCGAAACTACCACCTGCATCATAGATAACACTAATGTCTTTAAACGGTGAAATTAGATCCTGACTCGATTCGAAATAGTTCGGACCAACTTTCGGATCGTAAATTATATTTTCATCGATCTCACTTACTCGAACTGCACCTTTTAGTGTATCACTATATTTGTATTCAACACCGGGTGAGGTTGTAGAAAGTTTAAATGAACCAGTGACTACCTTTCTACGGTCACGAGGATCGGTGTCGAAGGCGTAATATCTCTCACGTCTCTCAGTCGCTCTAACTATGGGCGGCGAAGCGAAAATTAATTCGGTACTATTTTGTATATTCGGAATTATGATTATACGTTTTGACCATATAAGATTCGGATTATCGATAAAATCTGAACTACTGGCATCTCTACTATATGCGAGTTCATTTCCATTTCTAACATCGACCGATGCCCTACCAGCGATGTATATTGTCGCTTCACCAGGTGTAGTTGTTTCGTATATATGTGCAACGATCAATCGTGCGTCGTCTTCTCCAATAAAATTGACAACTTCATGGAATACTGTTTTACCTGCAGCATCTATTATATCGATATAGATAAGTGATGACTTAACAAGTGTATTCGAATTTGCACGTATACGGAATGCGTTTTTTCCTAAATACAGACGTTCTGGTATATCGAATAATCGGAAATAATCAGTCGATAATAAAGATGTGTCCTGTATAGGGATTTGATTATAAACTTTGTCTAAACCGGTAGCAAATCTTTTACTCTTGAGCATTAATAACAGACCTTTATCATAATTATCAAGCAGCCTTTATTTCGGAAAAACCTTTTGTGTTTTTATTTATATGAATTAGACTATCTGCAAGATCTTTCATAGCATCTAAGTGACTAATACATAAAATAAAATCGAATTGCGTTTTCAGAAAATCGAAAAGTAAACCGACTGAAGATATCTTATCGGAATCTAATACGCCGAAACCTTCATCGATTGCGATAAAATTTGGCCTTGGTAAACTCGATACATTTATAAGTGCAGCACGCATTGCTACAGAAATCATAAAACGTTCCATACCCGATGCGAGTTCAACAGGCCAATTCATTTCATCATTATAGTGTATATAGCAATTTATATTTTTATCATCGGCCTCAAGTGTAACGTAAAACTCGACTATTTGATTCAGTATTGAATTCACCTCGTCTTCGATCACTGGCAGTATCTTTTTTAGAAGCATGTACGGTACACCATTTTTTGCGATCGATTCTAAATACGATTCGTATACGGAAATCTCATCGTATAGATCGTTTAACTGCATCTGTTTAGTTTTCCAAATATCGAATGTAGTTTGTAGTGACGACAGTTTATTACTATATGTCATCATATCATTGTGGTATTTTTTCTGTATAGTTTTGTTCGAGTTATATTCGATTTCTAATTCAGCAATTTTTTCCAATAACAGTTTATTGTTCAATTGAATCGATTCTTGTTTATGGTATTTTTTCTCTTGTTGTTTTAGATGCTTTATTTTATCATCGATAGTTTTCGATAGTTCACGATTGTTCGAATTCAAATTTTCGTAATTTACAATTTTAGATTCAAGTGAACCGATATCGTTTCGCAATTGGTTATATGAAGATTCCGATTGTTGAACCAACGGCTTCAGTTCATCATGTTCCCGTGTCAGACTTTGTATTTCCGATTTAAGTGATTCGTGTTTTTCTATAGTTTCTGGTAGTTTATCTTTCGCTTCACTTGCTTTTTGTACAAATGGATTATTGACGCAATATTTACAATTCGGATCGTATTCATGCGAGTCTAAATGTGAAATTTGTTCTTGATAGTGTTTCAAATTAGCAGATACTCTTGCATACTGTTCTTTACGTTTCTGTAAAGAATTTGCGATTTCTTGCAAACGAGTTTTGTCGGATTCAATTTTTTCTAAATCCAATTTCGAAAATGAATCTTGTAGTTTTACGAGATCTGATTTACATGTTTTTATTTCGTCAGTGTATTCGGATATCGTTTGTTTCAGCCGTTCACGAGTCGTAATGTTTTCATCTATCGATTTTGTAACTGCATCAATATCGATAATTTCATCGACATTTTGTATCTGTATTCTCAGTGAATTAAGTTCACTTTCTTTAGTTTTTAGTACAGTTTCTTCATGTGTATAGGAACCCGATGTCTCTATAAATTTCTCATGTATTTCATTTATCTGAGATGGTAGAGTTGTATAATGGTCTTGCAGTACATCCGATTCCAAATTTTTAATTAGTACTTGTTTACCCTTAATTTCATTTCGAGTTACCAAATACAATTCGTCGAATATCGATATATCCAAAAACGAATTCAATAAATCTTTACGTTCTCTTTGTGTTTTGAATATGAAATTTTTATTGTCGTTTTGTGTCGATAGTGCAGTCAAAAGAAAATCGTCATATGAACCGATGTATCCTCTTATTATTTTATTAGTCGAATCTCTATCAATATCGTTCAAACTTTGATATTCGCCATTTACCATTTTACCGAAATTGACATCGACACGTACATTTCCAGTTCGCTTATGACGTTCGCCGAAACGTTCAATTACAAAAATTTCATTATTCAACTCGAATGTTAATTTGCATTGAAATTTGTTTCGATTGTTATTCATCACATCTTTTGCACGGTATGTACGCGAACATTTATCGAATAGGCAAAAAGTTACCGCATCTAATAATGTAGATTTACCGGAAGCATTTGGAGCAAACAAACCTTGTACACCGGTATAGTTTGAAAAATCTATCGAGTTATTTTCACCATATGAAAACATATTTGAGAATTCGAACACTAAAGGTTTCCAAACAACATTACGCACAATAACTGCGGTCTTATCGAGTTTCGAATTCATTACACGATTGACATGTCGTACCAAATCGATATTGACTGTCTTCTTAGAATCTAATGCCTCTAAATACTGAGTTATGAGTGTATTCTGATATTCCACATCACGTACATCGCCTAATACTGTATGGTGATCTTGTAAGTTCGACTCGGTATCGTTAACTCGTATTACAGTCGTTTCTAATAAAGTGTGACGTGTCTTTAGTAATTGAATAATTTTCTGTATATCCTTATACTCGGTATTTTTATAACGCACACGTAGTCTTAAATTTTTAGGCAGTGCATCGATATACTCTCTTGATGATGTGACTTTCCCATCTAAAATTTCAATGGTTGCGTATGCAATTGTATTTTCAATTCTTACATATTCAGACTTTTTAGTCGCCACATCCCAAACTAATATTCCATGATCGACATCCTCACCATGATTTTGTTGAATAAGTGAACCAGGATATGCTATTGTTTTTTTCGGATCTAAATATTGACGTTTGTGAATATCGCCTAATAGAACTAAATCGAATCCGTCAAACAATTTAGGTGTAACAAATTCGTTTTCGATATTATAGTTCAAATCGGTTACTGCGCTTGATACAGCACCATGATGTAATGCTATTTTATAATCAGATTCGATATCTTTTGCAGTTATCCAATTTTCAGGATTTCCGAATACTGAAAATACAGAAAATGCAACTCCACGGAAATTGTAAACTCCAGTGTCTTTCCAATAATATATGTTATCGTTATTCAAAGCACTGATAATCGGTGTGAGTGTATCGAGTCGTGAATCGTTATTCAAGTTCGCATCGTGATTTCCGGTAATTACGATTGTAGGTGCGATATCGGCACAACCAGTTAAGAACGATGACACCATGTCAACAAGTTCAGGTGACATATCGTTTTTCGAATGGACAATATCTCCACCTAAAAAAATAACAGATTTCGAATCCGCATTCTGTTTCAAGTATTTAAAAAGACGTTTGAAAACGGATCGATATTCATCATGACGTTTCAAATTTCGTATATGAATGTCTGCAACGTGAAATATCTTTGATATATCAATCATAATAACTCTTGTATTTTATATTCGAATAATACCTGTTCGGATAGAGGTGATGTAGACTCTATCAAGTTCCACATATTTTCATGTCCCAAACTATTTGGATCTGAATTTTTTGGTAGATTCACAAAATATACATTTACACCGAATCCCATAAAATACTCGGCTATTTTTATCGACTTCATTAATGCATCGTCATCTAATGCAATATACAGATCGGTAACTCCATTTTCCAATATTTGCAAACGAAGTGACTTCGACAGTGTTGTACCGTATAGTGGACTCGCATTACGCTTAACCGTTATCGCATCTAATGCAGATTCGACAAGTACTAAAGGCAGTGACCAGTTCAATTGCATTTCGAAACCTACAACATTTCTTGAAAACGGCGGGTTTACAAATTTTGTCTTATTTGTGTTAAGAAACGACCTTGTAGTAAAATATGTAAGTTGACCACTTTTATCGTAGTTAGGAAATACTATCATATTTTCATACTTACCTTGTGTACAATACCCTATACGATATTTTAGAATATCATAGAGCGTTATACCACGTCGTGAAAGATATTCGACACATGTATTCCATAAAAAATTTTTGCGGTTCGGTATCCATAAAGGCGTGTACTCTTTCGGTAAATTGCAGATTTGTCGTATCTGTTCTTTATCTTCCGTAATTACACGTTTGATTTTAGGTAACAGTTCACCTAAACGTATAAAGTGATGCTCCTTTGCATTTGCACGCTTAAACAAAGTATACATCGATTTACCTTTTGTACCACAAACCCAACAATTCCAGTATTGTGTTTCAGGATGTATTTCGAGTTTTCTTTTTGCATGGTTACAAAAAGGACAATGGAATGCGTAATTGCCTTTGCTTTTTTGCGAAGACGCACCTAAAACCGATTCTAATAGTTTCACTAAATCTACAACCATACTTTGTAAAAATACGTAAAATATTTCGAATTTCCAAATTATAGAAGAAGTTTTTTTAAACTTTCGTTGCCACGAAGCGCTACAAAATCCTTTGAACCGATTGCATCATTATAGTAATCTTCTCGTAAAATAACATCTTTTTTATGTTGAAGATTCACTTCGATATAATTTATCTGACCTTTTGTTTCTGCAAAATAAAGTATTTCAAAATAGAAATTCTCTTTGCCCAAAAGTTTTATATCTTCATTCAATTGTTTGTTTGAACCAGTGTAGGTTTTCCAATTCGATTCTTTTTTAACAACATCACGCCTCACACGGCCTGATTCTTTTTGTTTTTTAGTCAAGGGTTTCCGTGTAGTAGATTGTGTGTATTTTCTACCGATATACTTTTTATTATTTGTCAGGTTTTTAATTTCATAAACAAACCCGCAAACATTTTCAGGTAATTCTGTTACCGGTTGCCCTTCATATATCCAATGTGCCATTTAAGAGAAAAGTTCTTTCATACCTTTATAAAAAACAGGAAAATATTTTTGATAATATTTATGTGCAGATGCTTTAATATGACTATCTCTATATCTGTCATAATCTGATTCTTCTTCTCTATAAAAATCGTTTGCAGTTTCAGAAGCATCAAAAACAGCAATTATAGAGGGCGGATCTTTAGGGTTACGTAAATCTTTATGCATTGAATTTAATAATACACCTTCATCAGATCCTCCCCAATCTTCCGTTAACATTTTTTTTGTATCTGCTTTAATAAGTGTTTTTAATGATGTTAATCTCATTGTTATCCTTTATTTATATATAAATATCAGTGGACATGATTTCTTATTTGAATTTTGCAAAAGTATACCGTACGCCGGCAAGTTGCCGTTTATAGATTTCAATGTTCGGAATAGCCTTTTTTATGTACGCTATATATAAATTGTTTCGTTTTTCGCCCATGTCACCACCTTTTTGATAAGGTGAGTATTTTATACCTAAGACATCGGAATCATCTGAATCTGAACCTGTGTTTAAACCTTCGAGTGCTGATTTTATAATATCCACAATTGTTGCCATTACTGAAAACATTTCTCCCCGATTTGTAACATTATATGATTCATCTGCTTCAAAATCAACTTTTATGAATTTCAAATCATTTTTCAAGGTAACCCGATAATTCAAACCGCTATCTGTCACAAAACTATAACCTTGTTTTGCTCCTATTTTATTCAAATCACCGGAAATTTCTTGTTTCCATTTGTATTTAGCGCCGGAGGCTTCACCTATTTCTTTCAGTAGTTTTTTAAGTCGTATCATATCAATATATATCAATGAATGTGCTGAGGTATAAATATATTTGAATTTTTATCGATCGGTTCAATAGATTTTGTTGCTATCAATGTCACGCCGTCCTTTTTTATATCCCACGATTTAGGTGCAATTTGCACATCTCTCCATAAATGATATGTGTACCCATTATTTATATTTGTCTGTGACAATTCTAAAAATTTAGCGGTGTGTGTATCAGTCAATAAATTTGAACCCGTTGGTGTATATGTAAACGATGTAGATGTAGATTTTGAAAATGCTGTAAATTGTCGCGTTGTTAAATCCTTATAAACTATTTGTACATTGTAATGACGTAATACAACACCGGCAACATTTATTGATAGTTGACCTGTTGCATTGAATCTAACCTCTTTTACTTTCGATTTATTATAGATTTCGTAGACTCGGTTTGAACTGACTAAATAATTGTCCGTTGTTAACGACCCTCTATAGAAAATTTTATCTAAGGTTTGAGTTCTTGATACTAAATGTGGCAATGTATCTGCGGTACTTATATCAGTTTGTGGTATCGATGCTGCGGATTCTGATTCCATTTCATCTTTCTGACAACCTAAAAATATAACCGATGCTGCTACCCATAACGTAATAATAAAATAGATAAATTTTTTCATAGAAACTCCTTTTTAAATTTTAACCGTCCCATCTTACTAATATATTAAGATCGACATCGTCACGCATTTGTATAGGTTGCCCTAATTTACCGATAGCGACTAAATCTCCCTTATCGTTGTACATTCCAATAGATGTTGCATACGGTTTCAGTAATGAACCTGTAATATCGTTTATAAATAAATCCGATTTAGCCGATCTTAAAGCAGTCGGATTCAGTGTTGTATTAAAATCACCTTTACGTATTCTACATAAAACTTCATATTGGTAGACTGTATGTGTACCTTTATACGATATCGTATACGAACCACTGAGTATGTTTTTGTATTTAGGGTGTAAAGGTGATACTACAATATTTCCTGATCGATAAAACGCATTGCCGATTACCGATGTATTGTACATAAAATCAGGATTCGCCAGTTTATTATAGAAACCGTTATCGATCACAGAACTTGAATAGAATGCTTTATTTACAAAACGTACTTCGTCTAATGAACCACTGAAACTATTTGCACCTAAACGGTTTCGACTACCAAACAATAATGCGAAATCGTTCATCGGATTTACAGTCGAATCGGTGACAGATCCAGTGACACGATTTCCATTCACAAACATTTTAAGTTTTGCCGAAGAGTTTGTATCGTAGCGTACAATACTAACATGTGACCACTGACTTGCGGATACCGGCAATTGTATCTTACTCACACGTGAACCATCTGTACGTGTAAATGTTAATTTTCCTGTCGGACCAGTTTTATATGTCCATGATAGATCGAATGGATACACATCGGTATTTTGTTCGACATACGAACTCGATGTATGATACTTAGGCCAAACTGTACCTTCTGAATTTACTTTCGGTAATTTACCGTATTGATTTTTAAATAGTACACCGTTTTTCGAAATTACCGAACCGGTGGTGTTTTGTTTTTCAGGACGGATCCAAAAAGATAGTGTAAACTCGTCGTCGCTATCAAAATTGAATTCGTTCTTATTTGGAGTTAACACATAACCGTAACTTGCCGCATTCTTTTTAAATGTTGCAGTCATACCAGATTTCGATCCGCTTATCGATAAACCTTGTTCGAAATATGTATTGAAAATATCACTCTTGTATGTATACGGTGAAAACGTGAATGAATCGTATTGATATTTGACGCCTGAAACTGTTCCTTTATCAGTTTTAAGTTGACGAAAAATATCGTTCCACCCCCAATATGCTATAGTATTATTATTTGGTATATTCGGCAGTTTCGATTCTAAAGTCGCATCGTAAATATTACCTTCTCCGTCATCAATAACAGTCAAGTTCTGTGCGGTATTACGTATTGTTATCGAATTCGGTTTTATCTTTTCACCATAGTCTAAATACGGCATCGATAAATATGATGCGGTAAGATTCAGAAATTTGTCGGCGTATCTTCGATTTGAATGTTCTAATGTGTAACCAGGAGTGTACGCATCTCTATAGTATAAATGATCGATGTGTCTCCAAATAACATGTTTGTAACTTCCGTCGATCGAATTTTTAGGATCGTTCGCCGCTTGAGGGGCGCCAATTGGAGTTATACGTTTTGTATAATAACCTTCAACTAAATTATAACCGGAACCAGTGTCTGCTAATACCAAATTATTTATAGAAAACTGCTTGTTTACCTTTAAGGGACTTAAAGTAAAATCTTGAGGTTTAACAGGTGCAGTTGTAGATGGTATCGCCATTCATTTTTATCGTTTACTGTCCAATTTTAACAGTGAATAAAGATTCGTGCGTCATTGAACTAACAAGTGCCTTTGAAATCTTACCGACTGCTAACAATTCTTTATTCTCGTTATAAATACCTATTGATGTGAAATACGCTTGATTCTTTCTTTGGAAATCGGTAACAATATCACCTAAACTTCCACTTTGGTATGTTGGATTATTTGAGTGATTAAACTTCCTGTTATTTACTCGAATAAAACAGTATTTGTTATATTTTATGTCGACCGACCTACCCATAAACCCTAAAGCATCACCTGACAGATCTGTCAAGTTACGATCTAACACGAGTTTCATAGAGTGAAATAATCGATACGTATTATACCCATTTTTTTCTACTGAGCGATTTGTATTAAATCCGAGTTCGTCCATTTTACGACCAGATAAAACAAGTATACCATGATTCGGATAAAATTTTCCATAAGCATCAGATGTTACCGGTATCAATACAAAACCGTTACTATTCGGTAATGTTTCGTAACTTCCAGTTGCAATATATGTTTTCAGTCCCCAACCATCTGTATAGTAGTTCGCTTCAGCAGATCCTGTAAACGATCCTGTAACGACTGTTTGTCCATAATCAACATCGGTTAGATTATATGTTGTACCAAATGTCGATTCAACACCTGAAACGTAATTCGGCATTGCACCCCATTTCAGTGCGCCTTTATATTGTATAAAGTTTTTTGTGAGACGGATTTTTCGATTATTAAAATCCGTTGTAGATGCTAACCAATGAAATTTACCGTCATTGTCTCTATTCCATATGCCTCTTGTAGAACCAGACATTATTGTCGGTGCTATTGTGGCACCTGCTGGTATTTTTATACTACCAGTCCAAGATCCTTGATATAGTCCGACCTGATATTCGACAGGTGGTACAGTTGTTGTTGCACCGGTTGTGAACCCTGCGAAATTCATTCTGAAAGAACCGGTCACGGTTATCGGAGCATTAAAATTATCGTTTCCAGTACCAGGCATATTGTAATAAGGACTCCAAACAAACACGCGGGCGCCTTGTACAATTACAGTAGTATTAGATGGATTATTACTCGTACTTATATACGAACTACCACCACTCGCAAGACTTGAAGATGCTATACTTGCAGAAACATAGTTTGTGCCGACGCCGTCTTCTAATGTGCCAACAACAATATCGTAACCTTTACTCGAATAGTATATCGATTTGCCGGTCTTACTCTGACCAGTGAGTGTATCAACAAGTGTTACCGAATCGTTTTTGAATGACGCAGTTTGCATATTTTCTAATACGCTATCAATGTCGACATCATTTGAGAAACTGCAAGATGCTAAAGAGAC